CCCAGAAGACCTCGATCTCCTGGAGGGCCAGGGCGCAGTGCTTGGAGATCCCCTCGGGGATGCTCTCGGGAGCATCGGCGGGCACCTGGGCCTCGGGCTCAGGGGACTCGCCGTTGCCCACGTAGGTTTCCTCGGCGATCAGTTCTTGTGGCTGGGGCATGTTGGCTCCTAGGAGTAGGCGACTTCGATGGGGATGACAGCCACGCCGTAGTTGCCGTAGGCGCTGCCGTCGTATTCGATGGGCCCGTTGATCACGGTCCACAGCACGTAACCGAGGCCCATGTTCTGGGTTCGAAGCATCCCCACAGGGCGCAAGGCAGTCTCGATGGCGTCCAGCATGTTGTTCAGGCCGGTGGCCGCGATGGCCTGCTCAGTGCCATCCCCCAGGGCGTAGAGCAGCACCTTGAACTGCATCCGGTGCTCGGCCACGAAGGCGCCCGCCTGTTGCTGGCTGGGGTCGATGATTTCCCGGTCCTGCATGAGGATCAGGTAGGGATAGTCGCCAGAGGCCACCTCGTCGTAGGGGGTGAACCTGCGAGAGGCTGCGGTCACGCCGGCAGCATTGGCCAGGAAGGTGAGTAGGGTACTGGCGATGGTTTCCCGGTAACTCATTTGCCACCAGCCTTCCCGATGACCCGGGCGACGGCAGCCATGAGGGCGGCCTTGATGGTGGGCTCCATTTCCTTCAGAGCCGGGACCAGGAAGGGTCGGGCCGCGTAGTGCTTCACGCCCGGCTGGTGGGTGGCGTAGTACTTGGCCAGGGCCAGCTCGGAGGTGATCGACTTAGGCCCGCCCCGGGCGCCGGCGCCAACCTTTCGGTCGAAGCCCCTCTCCCAGTAGCCGCCATACTTCACGTTGGTGCCGACGATGCCCTCATAGTGGCCATCGGTCGCGGTCACTTTCTGGGTGATGGAGCGCTTCAAGAGGCCGGTCTTAACCCCCAGGTGCGCCGGGCGGGGCCCCTCGAGGTAACCGTCCTTGACCCGGTTCTGGAGCATGATGGCCTGGCGGCTCATCTCGGCCTTGATCCCGGCGATGATCCCGGGCTGCATGGACTCGAAGAGCGACAGGACCTTCTCCACGCCGATGAATTGGGCTTCTACCATGGCGTCACCCGACGGTAGGAGTCGAGGATGCGGAGGATCTCGGGGGTGGCCTCGTCCTTGGTGAAGTAGGAGGCCGACTGCCCGGCGGGCCCGGAAGCAGAGATCTTGCCTACAGAGGTGCGGCCACGGTAGCGGGCAGCAACCAGCTGCTTGGCCGCGAGGACCAGCTGCTGAGGGAAGACCGAGAAGCCTGCCGTGTAGGTGATGAAGACGTTGCCGAGGCCCTTGGTGAATGTGTAGCCCACCAGGGTCACGCGGGGCATGACGGTGTTGAAGATGTAGCCGGGCTGAATTGCGTCAGGACTGACAGGAATGTTGACGCCGGAGATGACAACCGAAGAGACCGCCGTGACCGGCCAGTTGGGCAGGATCTTCCGTTGCTCACCACGGCCATCGCATTCAATGGTGTAGGTGGTCGAGTAGAGCGTCCGGTTGGTATAGCCGTCGGCCCAGGCGCTGATCTGAGTGATCAGGGTCTGGAGCAGGGCGTCGTCGGCGCTGGAGGTGATCCCCAGCCACGACTTCACCTCGGCAAGCTGGACCAGGTCGGAGGCGGCCATGGCTTAGTTCCCGAAGACCTGGGCGTCGATGGCCTTGAGGGCGGCCGCGCGGGCTTCCTCTTCCTGGTTCATGGCAGCGATCTGAGCGTTGCCCTCGAGCACGGCTTCCTGGAGGGTAGTGGCAGCCAGGTAGGCGGCAGCAGCCTCAGGGTCGTCGGAGTCCTCGGGGGGGGCGACGGTCCAGCCCCAGTCGAGCAGGAGGCGCACGGAGTCGTCGGGGACCTTGACCAGGCCCTTCTTGCTGGGGGTGTAGGAGCGCCCCTCGATGGAGAGGCCGCCGCAACCTTCGGGGGCTTTCATGGTGACGGGCATTGGATCTCCAAGAGGAATGTGGTGCGGGGCGGTAGGAGGAGTGCGCAGGTCCTGGATGGTGGGCATGGCGCCTCCGGTAGAGGTGGCAGGGGAGCCGGAGCCCCCCTGCCGGTTCAGGCCTAGCCGTTGGCGATGTTGCGAAGCACGCCGAAGGCGATGGGCACGTAGTTCTGGAGGACGGAGTCCATGTAGACGCCGTACTCGTAGCGCCGCTTGGTCACGGGCCACTCGAGCTGGTAGTAGTCACGCCGGGTCTTGATCTGGAGCGTGTTGCCCACACCGCTGAGGGGGTAGGGGATGCTGTCGGACCAGAACACGATCGTGCCCGCAGGAACGAAGGGGTGGATCATGATCTGGAGCATCTGGCCGGTGAACTTGTTGTAGTAGGCGCGGGTGCCGGTGCCACCGATGCCAGCCTGGTCGCCGCTGCCAGCCCAGTCCGTGTTGAAGCGGAACAGGGAGCCGGTGGAGGCCGCCATCACTTTCTTGTTGATGTTATTGGCTTCCTGGGCGTTCACCAGGATCTTGCTGGGGCTCAGGCGGTAGAGGTTCCAGAAGTTCTGGAGCATCTGGTCGATCTCGACCACGCCGCCGGAGTTGTCCGAGGTGAGCGGGGTTCCGGTGCCAGCCACGCCGGTCGCCATCTGACCGACCAGGGCGTTGGCCGTGGCGGAGGTGTAGATGGTGGCGGAGCTCAGAGTGGAGTCATAGGTGGTCAGCGCGCCAGCGGGCATGATCTGGCTGAGCAGGCCGTCGTAGACCAGGGCATTGGTGCTGTAGTCGGCGCTGACCTTGGCATCGTTGGCCTTCTGGGTGCCGGTGCCGACAGCGGTGGTGATGTTGATGCTGTTGATCGTGGTGATGGCACCGAGAGCCATGTTGGCGCCGCCAGTGGGGCCCCAATACCAGGCGTAAGCGACCTCGCCAGCCTTCTGGACCACGGAGGCCTGGATGCTGTTGGTGGAACCAGCGCCGGTGGTGGCGTTGGCCGTGAGGGCACTGACCTGACCGTTGCCGCCGCCCATGGTGTCGGTGGTGCCGTCAGCGTTGGTGCGGCTGAGCTGGCCGGGGAGGCCGCCAGCCAGGGAAGACTGACGCAGGCCATCCATGGTGAGCGCGACGCATGCCACGAAGACCGCGATGCCGGTGGCGATCGCGCCGCCGGTGGTGAGGGTGGCCACGGTGGGCGTGTTGGCGGTGCCGAGGGCCTGGCCGGAGTTGCCGCCCACGATCACGCGCTCCTCTTCCATCATCACGGCAGCCAGGAGGTTGGCCACGGCGCGAGCCTTGACGTCCATGAACCCGGAGGCGGCGTAATCAGCCTCGAAGCTCACGTAGTCTTCCAACCCGAGGCCCTTGTAGGTGGCCACGTAGTTGGCGGCGCTGCTGGTGATGAACCCGGAGCGGTTGGCTTCCGAGACGCCCGCCAGCATGTTGGTGGTGTTCAGGCCGGTGATGGCGCGCCAGTTGGTCGCCGTGCCGCCGTTCCCGGCCACGCGGGGGATGATGTTGCGCAGGGGCGCCAGAACCGGGAAGAGGTTCAGGGCGACGGGCTGCAGGTCGTAGTTGATCAGGCCCAGAGACTGGGTGTAGTTCTTGGCGATCTGGTCGGCCTGCGGATTGAGCAGGGCTTCCTTGGCCAGAGCGAGGGTGTCGGCGGTGACGCCAGAGGGGGCAGGCATGGTGGAACTCCGTGGCGGTTCGAGCCGCCAAAGGGGGTGAGGGGGTGCTACTTGGGGTAGCCGAGGTTTCCGGGCCGGGCGTGGATCGCCTTCATGACGTCCACAGGGTTCTTGCTGCTGGCGAGCTTCTCGATTTCCGAGGGCTCTTCGTTCTTCACCACGTCCTCAGCCTTGGAGAGGCTCAGCACCTTGGCCTTGGGAGCGGCAGGTTCCGCCTCGAGCTCGGCGACCCGCTTAGCGAGGGTCTCCTTGTCCGCTGCGAGCTTTTCCAGCTCCGAAGTCAGGGTGGCGATCTTCGCCAGGTCATCGTCGTGGCTCTTGGTGATGTCGAGGTCGGTGTCGGCCTTGCCGGGTGCGCCCTGGCTGGGCTGGACAGTCTGCAGAGTGGTTCCGAAGGTGGCGCTGTCGGGATTGGTGTCCACGGAGCCCATGGGGGTGCCCTGGTCGCCACGGGGGCCTTCCGGCTGCGCCAACTCGTTGGGGTTGGAGATGAAGTTGGCGGCCTGACCATCGTCCACAGCGGTGCCGAGGGCGGGGAAGACCAGGCTGTCCATCTCATTGATGTTCTGGCTCAGGACGTTCTTGATGCGGACCCAGTTCTCGAGGAAGTCCTTGGAGAACTTGGCGCCCTTTTTCTCGAGGCCGTCGGTGGTCTCGGCCATGGCGACTGGCATGGCGTTCTGAATCGAGGCGTCCGCATTCTGGAACTCAGCCAGGACCTCGGCAGCCGGAGGGGTGGCGGCCACTAGCTCGGCGACCTCTTCCTCGGTCATGCTCACCAGGATGTCGGCACCGGCCTTGAGCCAGTCCTGCAGGCGGCCAGGGATCGGGGAGCTGTCGCCTTCTCGCACGGCCTCGCGCACCTGGTCGTCGACCATCCAGGAGATGTCCTTCAGGGTGTAGGCCAGCTGGGACACATGCCCCATGCCCTTCTCGACTTCGGTTTCCGGCTGCATGGGCTCATCTCCGAGCTCGTCATCGAGCTTGAACAGGGTGAAAGTCGCTTCGGGGTTAGCCGGCCGGTCCACCAAGCTGATCTCGGTGAGGCGCAGGCCGGTGATGGTGTTCTTGGCCATGGGATCGCGGCCCGTGGCCTTGCCGCCGATGGAGAAGCCCGTGTAGACGCCCTCCTCGCACTTCATGGCCGCCACGGGGTCGACCACCTTCACCTCGATGTAGGTGCCCTTCTCGTCCTGCTGGGCCACCAGGGCCTTGCCCACGGCGCTGGGTTGGTGCATCTCGCGGATGTTGCCGACCTTCATGTATTCCTCGAGGGCCCCGGCCATGGCTCCGGCCTTCACGATTTCGCCCTGGCTATCCAGGGCCTCGGTGCTGGCGTGGCCGCAGACGATGAGGAAGCCCTTGTCGTCCTTGAAGGTTTTTTCGATAGAACCGAAGAAGCGCATCTATTCCTCCGTTGTGTCGCTGAGAACCGCGGTCACACCACAGCGGCAGTTGGGGTGCATGAAGTCTTCGGGGTCGGTGCCCCAGTCCAATTCCTTGCCGTCCTCGGCCGCGCACTCGTCGCAGCAGTCGGGGGAGGCGTCGAATTCAACGTGATCCACCACGCCGCTCTCCTGCCAGCCAGCCATGGTCCCGGAGACGGCCGCGTGGGCTGTCTCGGTGCGGGCGATGGTCTCGGCCCGGGCATCACTGAAGGCGTAGTTGTCAGCCAGCAGATCCGCCAGGTCGGCAGTGCTCAGGCCCTCATTCAGGGCCTGGACCACGTCGGTGCGGATCAGGTCCTTGGTGGTGGAGTCAATCCCGGTGATGAGGTTGCCCACCTGGGTCTCGGCCCACTTCACGGCGTCCTCGTTTACCACCTCCAGCATGGCGTCCGTGAGGTCCACGCCGGAATCGGTCGCGGCCTCAACGAAGACAGCCTCGTAGACGGGCATCAGGGCCTTGGCCAGGGGGTCCGTGTTGAGGTTCACGCCGCTGGTGATCTTCG